TCGGGATCGTCCGGGCTCTTTGCCGTCAAGATCGCCTTGGAGAAGGCGGATAAGGTAATCCTGGCCGGCGTTCCGATGACGCCGACAGCGCACTTTTTCGACGATGCCCCTTGGGCGCATGTCAGATCATTCAACGAAGCATGGAAGACAATGCAGCCCTTTCTGAAGGGCAAGGTAGCCAGCATGTCGGGATGGACCCGCGAATTGCTCGGTGGACCGGAGAATTGGCTGGCGGGGTGATCCTGCTGCCGTCAACGGGCGTGATGCCCACAATCAAGCGAGACGCTTAAATGGCACTGAAGCTGATCGTCGATAAGCTCGACGACGTACCCGAGGCATTGCGTGGCGAGTACACGGAGAAAGACGGCAAATTCCACCTCGGGGTGGATGGTCTGGAAGATACTGGCGGGCTGAAGACCGCTCTTCAGAAGGAGCGCGCTGATCGCGCCGCCTACGAAAAACAGGTGAAAGCCTGGCAGGGCCTCGGCAAGTCGCCCGACGAGATCAAGGAACTCCTCGAAGCGCAGGCTAGGGCCGACGAGGATAAGGCCACGAAGGCCGGCGAGTGGGACAAGCTCAAGGCCCAGATGAATGAGAAGCATGAGGCAGCGCTGCGAAGCAAGGACGAGACGATCTCGGCCATGCGCAAGCGCCTCAACGCCGAACTTGTGGACGCCAAGGCAGTTGCGGCAATAGCCGCCGCCAAGGGCGTCCCTGAACTCCTTCTGCCGCACGTCCAGCGGCATGTGAAGGTGGATGCTGATTTTAATGTCCAGGTCGTCGACGATAAGGGTGATCCGCGCGTCAACGGCAAGGGCGAACCTCTAACGATTGCCGATCTCGTCGCGGAAATGCGCGGGTCGGAAGTGTTTGGCCGGGCCTTTGAAGGTTCCGGACAATCCGGCAGCGGGAAGCAGCCGGGCAATGGAGCCGGGGGAGCCGGCGTCAACAGGAAATCCGATTTCAAGACCGAGAAGGATCGAGCCGCTTTTGTCGATAAGCACGGCTTCGAAGCCTACAAAGCCCTTCCGGACTGATCGGGATCGTCAACCCGGCTCTTAAAGGAACCCTCCCATGGCCGACTATCTCGCTTCAAACTTCAAGGTTTACCAGGAATATCTCAAGTCGCGTGCGGCTGAAACGCTGCAGCAGCAGGCGGATGCGTTCAACGCCGCCGTCAACAATGCGATCATCATGCGCACGGTCGAGAAGCCCGGCGACTACGAATACGAGTCCTTCTTCAAGGACATCACTTCGCTGGTCAGCCGTCGCGACAACACCTCGACCTCGGCCGCGACCAAACTGTCGATGCTGCAGGACGAGTTCATTCGCGTCAAGCTGAACCGCAAGATCGGCCCGGTCGATCAGTCGCGCGACAGCTTCCGCAAGATCTTCGCCCGCTTCTCGGAGACGGAGTTTTCCGGCATCCTCGGCGGCCAGATCGCGGTTGCCCAGCAGCTCGATATGCTGAACTCGGTTCTGCTCGCGGCGCGTGCTGCCCTGGTCAACGTCTCGTCCGGCGCCCTGATGTACACCGTTCCTTCGAGCGGCACGGCAACCACCGCCGGCATGATCTCAGCACTGGCCAAGATGGGCGATCGCGCGGATCGTGTCGTGGCTTGGGTCATGCACTCCAAGCCGTACTATGATCTGGTGAAGGAGCAGGTGTCGGCGAAGATCACCGGCATCTCGAACTTCAACATCCAGACCGGCACGCCGGTTACGCTGAACCGCCCGGTCATCGTGACCGACTCGGCCAGCCTGGCTGTCACCTCTGGCTCGCCGGCCGTGACCGACTACTACACGCTCGGCCTGACTGCCAATGGTGCGCTGGCCGAGGTGACGGAGACCTCGGACATCGTTGTCCAGGATGTCACCGGCCTGGAAGTCCTGATGACCCGACTGCAGGGCGAGTTCGCCTACAACGTCGGCCTCAAGGGCTTTAAGTACGACGTGACTAACGGCGGCGCCAACCCGAACGCCACCGCGCTCGGCACTGGCACCAACTGGGACAAGGCCGCGACCGACGACAAGGCGCTGGCCGGCGTGGTTCTCAAGAGCCGCTAATCAACAGAAGGGGCGGTCTTCGTGCCGCCCTTTCCTTTCTCGGAGTGATCATGGAACGCGAAATCATCTACGAGCCCCACCCCGTTTCGCCGGAACGCAAGGCCGAACTGGTTGCGGCTGGTTATCGCATTGTTGATGCGGTCTACGGTCCTACGCCAGAGCCCAAGCCCGCCCAGAAAGCCGAACTGACTGTCGGCAAGGGGCCGGGAGGTCGCTTCTTCATCAAGGATGGCAAGGTCATCCATTCCGGGCCGTTCCATTCAGAGCAGGAAGCCACTGACGCCTTGGAGCGCATGGCCTGATGGAAATCGTCTACGCCTCCGGCCGTACAGAATGGCAGAAGGGCCGCATGTTCGGCAATGCCAGACTGTTCCACAGAACTATCGAGGGCGTCGAGAGGGTTATTGTCGTAGGAGACTGGCCGAATATCGTTGAGGCATATCGCCGGATCGGCGTTCCTGTCCGGGTTGTTGGGACCTGCATTCTTGCCGATCTGTCTCAGCCGAAGGACTATTCGTTCGTCTCTGCGCAGTGCAATCTGCCGATCGAGCCTGAACCACGTCCGGATGCCGGGTCGGTAGAAATTCCCGCCGCCTTCCGCGACCTGAAATGGAAAGAGCTTCGCGCCCTCTCCAAGCAGTTGAGCGACACGCCAGCCATCAACTCGAAAGAGGCTCTGGCGATTATCGAGGCTGAAGTCGAGAGGCGTAGGTCATGATCATGATCTTCGTGCGCGCCGCTGACCAGGCGCTGGTGTGGGGCGTTTGACCGATGGCATCTCGTTTCTGGGTCGGTGGCAGCGGCGATTGGGATGCTTCGACTACCACGCATTGGGCTGCGACCTCCGGCGGTGCCGGCGGCCAGAGTGTGCCGGGGGCCTCCGATACCGTCACCTTCGACGGCAATTCGGGCGGCGGCACGGTCACGCGCAGCGTCGATGTCTCGCTGGTGTCGTTCGCATTCGGGGCGTTCACCGGCACGCTCGATTTCGCCGCCCACAACAAGAACATGACGCTGAGCACCAACAACTCGGCGTTCAACGGCAGCGGCACCGGAACCAGGACAATCAACCTCGGCAACGGAATCTATACGTTCACGAACGGATCGACCGGCACGCCCGTGAACATGGGCACAACCACCAATCTGACGTTCAACGCCAATGGCTCCACGCTGGTCTTCTCCGGCACGCTTGCATCGCCGGGGACGGTCATAACCTTCACCAACACGCTCACATGGAACGCTATCCAGTTCGGCGCTCAACCGAACGGCGGGGTGTTGAGGTTTTCCGCCGCCCTCAATGCCGCAAGCCTGTCGGCCACCGGTCCCGGCGTCATCGAACTGAACACCTCGACATTGACCATAGGGACGCTGACGCTCACCGGCTCGGCAAGCGGTCTCATTCTTGTCCGCTCGGGGACGGAAGGAACCTCCAGGACTCTGTCGGTGGCCAGCAATGCACCGACCATGAGCTATTGCGCCTTCCGTGACATGACGGGGGCCGGCGGCGCCAGCTTCATCGCCAACAACAGCTTCGATCTCGGCAACAACAGCGGCATCACCATCAACGGGCCGTCCGGTGGTGGCCACATTGCCACGCGCCAGCAATTGGGGATGTAGACCATGCGCCGCTTGCCCCAATCCACCGCCTACACGGTGATGCTGAAGCTGTTCCTGTCGAGCGATCACGTCTCGGCCGCGACCGGAAAGACCGTCGCCATCAAGATCAGCAAGGCCGGCGGTGCCTTCGCCGATCCGAACGCCGGCGCCTCGAACGCGACGGAAGTCTCGAACGGCTGGTACAAGTTCGCGCTCGACACCACCGACACCAATACGCTGGGCGATCTGGTGGTGCGCGGCACGGCGGCGAGCTGCGACGATGCCGAGCAGGTCTGCCAGGTGGTCAAGGCGACCAATGGCGGCCTGACCGCGCTGCCGGATGCGGTTGCCGGCGCCAGTGGCGGCCTGCCGCTGTCAGTGGATGCCTCCGGCCGCGTCGATGTGCTCAAGATCAACGGAACGTCGCAGACGGCGCGCGATGTCGGCGCAAGCGTGTTGCTCTCTGCCGGCACAGGAACCGGTCAGCTCGACTTTACCTCGGGCGTCGTCAAGGCGAACCTGGCGCAGATCCTCGGCACAGCGCTGACCGAGACGGCTGGCCAGATCGCGGCCGGCTTCAAGAAATTCTTCAACATCGCCACGCCTGCCGCGACGATGGATCATCTGGTGCTGGTCGATACTGTGACGACCTATACCGGCAACACGCCGCAGACGGGCGATGCCTTTGCCCGCATCGGTGCCGCTGGCGCCGGCCTCACCGCGCTTGGCGACACGCGTATCGCGCATCTCGATGCCGATGTCTCGACGCGCTCGACCTATGCCGGTGCCGACACTTCGGGCACCACGACATTGCTCTCGCGCCTCACCTCGACACGCGCTGGCCTGCTCGACCATCTCGACGCGGACATATCGAGCCGCATGGCGACGTTCAGCTATACCGCGCCGCTGGATGCCGCTGGCACGCGCGCCGCGCTCGGCATGGCTTCGGCCAATCTGGACACGCAGATCGCGGCGCTTGCGACGGCGGCGGCCCTTTCCGACCTCAGCGACGGCATCTCGGCGAGTTTCACCGCGCTGCAAAGCCATGGCGACAGCGCCTGGGCCACGGCGACCGGCTTCTCGACGCTTGGCTCAAGCGATGTCTCCGCCGCCGTCTGGGATGTCGCCATGGCAGATCATCTCGGTGCCGGCACTACGGGCGACGCGATTTTCCAGGCCGGCGTCCATGCCCCATCGGCCGACAGCAAGGCCGACACGATCCTCGCCGACATCGCGG